GGCTGCTGCTGCGACACCAGGGGCAGCTATAACAGCTTCTCCAATTCGTCCAGGCACAGCAGCGACAGCAGAACCGATATATTCAATAGGACTTAAGAATGAACTCAACACAGCACCGAAAGTTGCTTGTTCAACAGGATCTGTATCACCTGGAGTAATTCTAGTAAATGTTTGGAACGTTAGCAAGGTAGCATTGTTTAAAGGACCTACTAGAGCAGCAGGGCCATTTTCTGCTTCATTTGTTACAGCAGCAACGACAGGCACATCAGGAGCAGGTGCTGGAGCAACACCAGGCGCAGCTGCGTAATCATAAGCTCGTGTTAAAGTAAAGAATAAACTAGCGAGTGATACAGCTATGAGGGCGGTTTTCTGATATTTCCATTTGAGTCTATTCATAAGTGCTGTGTTTTCCTTTTCAGTTTTATTAAAAAATTTCTTCAGGCTTGAAGTTTTTTCACTCTCATGGAGTTGTGATAATATAGTGCGAACAAATTGTTGACCTGATTCAGAAAGACCTTGCTTTGCTAGATTGTCAATTATTTTAATATTCGTATTACGTTTTACTGATGAAAGCATATCAATGTTATTTTGTAATATCCTTTGATCTGTCATAACTTGGTTTTCCAAGTTTGTTAATTTTATTGACATATTTTCTAATGAGTATTCGGAGCCTGGGACCGTTAATGCTGTATAATGAGCATTTGTTGTAGTCTGTATCTGCCTGCCAAGTTCTACAGGATTTATACTAGTTACAAGTCTAACAATTTCAGCCTGATTTAAATCAGCTAAGAGTTCACCACGAAATCCGCCGCGTAAAATTATTTGACGAGCGCCCTCTACCTTTGTTTCATCTACTGTTCCAACCGGTGAAGCACCTGAAGGCGATGACGTAAGTTCGCCAAAAATGGCTGACAAGTTCAAAAGCTCACCAGCAGCCGCAGCACCCGCACCAGCAGCAGCAGGGCCAGCACCCGCCGCAGCGAAGGGTGAAAAAGCTACATTTGCACGACCCACATTTGCACGACCCACATTTGCACGACCCACATTTGCACGACCCACATTTGCACGACCCGCATTCGCACGAGCTACGTTTGTAGCAGCAACATTCGCAGCAGCCACATTTACAGCAGCCACATTCGCAGCAGCCACGTTTACAGCAGCTCGCGCCGCAGCAGCTGCCGCCTGCGGATTCATCTTTACTTTGGGTTTGAGGGGCATACCACCTTTTTGAGTCTTGAATTGTAGAAATTCAGCAAAATCAAATTCTTCTCCACCTCCACTTTGAAGGTTGCCTTTTGAAGTTCCAGATTCAAATAAAAGTGATGTCACATTCCGTAAGTCTTTGGAATTTGATTTTACAACAACAGCAGTAAACATTTGGAAAAATAGATCAAAAATCGGATCCTGAACTTCTTTATCGCTTCCTCCTGACTGAATACCCGCCACATAAATACTTTGAAGCATTGTTCCAAAGCCAAACATTATTCTGGACCATTGTTCTGGACTCGCAGCATCAAACATATTCTGGATGGGTATAACTGGAAATCCATACAAGAGCAAAGAGGGATATATGAAATGATACATATTGACTAAATGCTCTGCGGACAGAGGCTGCCGTAAAATTATTGGTTTGTCCATCTATTTATATGAAGAATTTTTTAGTCATCCTCTTCTACAACTTTAACACCCATCAGAAAATTGAAATTATCCATCCATAGAATTATTTCTCGTCTCTCTCCACGTGTAAACGCTCCATATTCAAGAAGTTTTTGTAAAAAAAACCACATTTTTCGACGACATTCGGACGCGCGAATATTTGTTTGTTCTTTCCGAATCCACGACTTCACTTGTTTCAAGTAACTCTTGAGTTCTTTGAGTTGGTCATCTGTAAGCGTTTCGTCTGAAGTATCTTTGGACCAATGAAGGCCTTTTACTAATTTGTTTCCCTTTTCATCTTCACCATTTCCAAGATTCACACGAAAGAGATCAAAGAATTTGTATGTATAAGCTCCAGCATCTCCTAAACCTTCAAAGAAGTCTTTGTATTCAGCCTGTAGATCCATTCTTCTCTTCCTTGAGTGTCTCGGATTTAGATTGCTCTAGCTTTGTAAGCTTCTTCTCCTCGACAATATCTCCATTGTCTAACTTATAGCTAATGGATACGACCTTCGCAGTCTTCGTAGCCATAAACCATCCATAGCTGCGACCATCTTCACCATCCCACCACTCATAGGAAACAGTATCACCTATCTTAAAGGACTTCTCGGACATTTGGGGATTGTGCTAACATAGGAGCAGCCTTCGTGTTCAATTTTAGCTCACGCTTGGCCTTTTCGTCTTCATCTTCTTCAGAATGACGATGGCCACCTGAGGGTGTATAAAATCCGGGCTTGAGAGGTTCTGTAAGGGTTGGGCAACGACGGAAAGAGTGTCCTCCTTCTCCACAGAGAGTGCAGGGTGTTGAATTCATTTGGTTCTATTCTATAAAAATCAATGAATCCTTAAAGTGTCAATTTTACTAATGCTTCTTAAAGAGCTTGGTATGCCAATCAACTCTGTTGATTGGCATCCGTGTTGTTCAAAAGCTTATTGCTTTTTGAACAACTTGAGTCCGCAAATAGCAAAGCTATTTGCGACCAGCTGCTTTTTCAGAAGCTTACTGCTTCTTAAAAAGCTTGAAGGTGCCCTTCTTGGCGACATAGCCAGCCTTCTTCAGCTGCTTGAGCGCCTTCTGGCCCGCGGCGTGCTTCTTCTTGGACACGATGCGGCCCTTCTTGGTCTTCATCAAGTCCTTCTTGGTCAGACCACCGGAAGTGTGCTTGGCCGTGCCGTGCCAGACCTGCGCCTTGGTGCCAACAGCAGGCATCTTACCGCCAGTCTGGATATTCTTACGCGTAACATTGGTGGACTTGGAGTTAGAGGTAGAGGCAGAATTCGAGTTCATTTCTATAGTATAGGAGGAGAAATTAAAACATAGAGAGCCTGGGAACTTTTCCCTCCAAAATTTCATCAATTAACGAGCTCATTTTCTTCGCATCATAGACTCCCGCAAAATGAACGAGGAAATCTCCAGGTTGCCAAAGAGGAGCATTCGGAAGACCCATAAGATACGCATTGAAACGACGGCAATCATTGGTGATTTCTATTTTATCCCGATCAGCATCATTGGTTTCCATTAATTTAATGATCCCAGCATTCTCCCACCAAATATGGTAAATACAATCCGTTTGCTGATAGACACGATTCCAGAAGTCTCGGACCCAAGGTGTATTTCTCATCAAAATATTTCCAGCATTGATATGGCCACACGAATCAAAGACCATAAGCATATCTTTGGATTCAGGAAGAAGAGGAGCAACGTGGGTCTCCAATTGGAGATCCATATTCGTAATAAAAACATCTGCGTCGCTGAGCCATACCAAGGCATTCTCTGGAATATTTTTCAAATTCCGAAGAAGAAAAGGAACCTTGGACCAAGAAATAGGTCTTTCACGATCCCAATCGGATTCGTTTCCTTGAATATAAGTGTAATTATGCTTCTGAGCATAGGCCTTCTTGGAAGCCAATGCCTTCTCTAAAGCCTTTCTATAATCTGCTCCAATTGCGAGTGTAAGAATATACATTAAGGTTCTTACGAGGAATAGCCTTAGATTGTTCAAAATTTATCCTTCATTAGTTCATAGTTTACTAAGAACTGGCTCTTTTCATCGGGCAAAATACTCTGATTGTAGAAAAGGCGCAAATACAAATCAAGCTTTCCTAAGGCATAATCAACATACCATCCAGGAACATGTATCACTTGTTTCGCCATTAGTTTCTTGTAGAAATTCAGACCACTTCCAACCGAAGCAAAATGGACTATTTTATCTCCAAAATCACAGTCTTCATTTAGTTTTCCATATTTGTTTTTCTTGGATCCATCTTTCGCAAATCCTCCAAGAACATCAATATCAAGTATGCTCACCTTTGCCCCCAACTGCATCATTACAAAGGCAACAGGGTCAAAATAGTCAATGGTGGGAACATATTGATACCAAGGGTATCTAAACCGCATTTCACTGATAACTGGCATATCAAGACTATTTTCAACAAAACGTTCCAACAGATGATGCTCCTTAATGGGTATCATCTCACGATTAAAACCAAAACAATAGGTTCCCACTACATCTGGAAGATGGCGAACATCATCTCGTTTATTTGGATTTTGAGGATAGGGACGAATAGGACCTACAAGATCATATTCACCAAGCTTCTTAATCACCTCTTCTACAGCGTCTCCACGAAATACAACATCACTGTCAATGTGAACCATATACTTCTCCTTTCTATCAAGAATAGCCTTGGTCCAAACTTTTGATGTTCCTTTGTGACCAGCTTGGAAGGCTTCTAGAATCTCTGGGTAATCATCAAGATTATGAAGAACATTGTTTGGATGGTATTCAATCTCTTTAAAATCTTCAGATCGTCCATAAATGTTTAATTTACGATTGTGATATTTGTGAAACGTTTGAAACGCAACTTTGCCAATCAAGCCGCAATTCACAACTTCTGTAAAAACAAAAATATTCTCTTCAGGCATTCTACATCAAGAACTTTGCTAGACTTTAGACTCCACGTGTGCGCAAAAATTGAACGCGCAACCCACTTGGTGCCTTTCAACAACCAATGCTGGACGTCACTAGCTCCAAGAAGAAGGTATCTTATAAGCGCGATACCAATGGAAATCTAATGTGTCATCTCTGTGATTTCAAACCGAAGCCTACAACCGCACACCCTCGTGGAAATCCTTCTACACTTTGTCATCATCTACAGAAGCAGCATTCAAACACAGACCTTGCGTATGTCTGTAAAGAATGTGGTCACGGATTTCTCCACAAGTTGTCTCTTGAAACACATATGGCCTCTCGTCATCCAGAGACAACAAAGTCAGTGGATATGTTTAAATGTGATGTCCAAGGGTGTGAATATGAATCACTTACTCGTGGAAATCTTGAAATTCATAAGGCACGCAAGCATTATCCCCACGTTGTGGAACGTAGTCTTCAGCTTGTAGAGCAAGAGTCAAAGAAGCAATACAATTGCCTCTGTTGTATGAAGTCTTACAATAGTTCATCCGCCTTTCATTATCACGTGATCAAGGAGTTGCCTATTCATAGTGAATTTGCGGCTGTTCTTGTAGATTAATCCTTCTTCTCAACTAAATTCATACTGGTGATTAAATGATACGTATGATATCCAAGAGCACCAAATCCAGCCAATGCGAGCAACTCGTAAGCAGCTCGGGGTGTTCTATCTTCCATATAGCCAATGTAGGCTAAGAGAGGTCCAATAAATAGGACGTGGATCAAATTAACCCAGAGGCTTTGTGAGCCAGCTTTCATTTTTATTACAGATTTGTAGGCGTGATACAACGTAATTACGATACCAATTACAAAGGCAGCTCTGTAAGCATAGAGTCCTGTTTCAGCTCTTTGAAGAGCAATGTAGAGGAAAAAAGGAACCACAGCAAAAATGTGGAAAAGGCCTAATAGTAAATGCGTATCCATCTATAGGAATGTCGGTAAAAGGTTTTCTAGATAAATATTTCAAACCTGATTGCAATAAAGTAAGTCCCGATACAATTTTAGAGCCAATGGTGGGCACTGTGGCTCGGAAACATCTAGAATACAAGACCGTGGAAGTTAAACCCAAGGTCGATACGGTTCATATTTTTACAGATGGAGCCTGTAGTGACAATGGTAAGAGATCAGCAAAAGGAGGATATGGTGTTCACGTCTACGGAAGGCCTGAATTGGATGTAAGTTCTCCTCTTCTCCCGAATGAGCCGCAGACAAACAATCGTGCTGAACTGAAGGCTATTCAATCAGCACTGGATCTTGTGGATAGATTCTCTTCCGAATGGACTCGTGATATTTTTATTTGGTCTGATTCTGAGTATTCAATCCATTGTTTAACAAAGTGGGCCAAGGGATGGCGAAACAACAGTTGGAAAAAGAGGGACGGTGGTTTCATTCAAAATCTGGATTTAATTAAACCTTTGTATGAACGTCTTTTGAGGCTTCCTCAGGTCTCACTACATCACGTAAGGGGACATCAGGATGCGAAACGAAATGAATTTCCTTATGATGGAAATCACAGAGCAGATGAACTTGCGACACGATCTCTACGCACTTAATACTTGGCCTTCTCAGAATCAGAAAGAGCGCGCCACATCTCACCAATCTTGCGACCCATTCCAGGAATATCAGCCTTCATTTCAGGGTTTTCTTTTAAGATGCGAGGGCGGGCTTCCTGCGCAAACTTCATATAGCCACTGAGTTTCCGCGTGCTCTTTCCTTTCTTGGCCTTCTTACCACCGCCACCAGGATTGCGATTGAAATTGCCCATTGGGGCCTCAGTTGCAACCTCTCCATTCTCAAGTATCTCATTTCTGGCTTCAACAGGTCTCAAGATCACTTCGTAGCGACCGCCTTCTACAGTTACTTCTCCAACAGGGATTTCAGCCATTCTATCAGAACCGGAGATTAAAAATAGCAAGCAGCAAAAATTGAACGCCAAACCGCGCTGCTGTTGGGTAACCCACCCCAATTCTCTAGTATGGCTCGCCCTGTTCGGTCAAGTGACTATTCTCTGCTGGAGCGGTTCCTGGAGGATCCGAATACGATGCGGATGAGGCAGACAGATATGACTAGCTTTCATATTGCGATGCTCGTGAAGCGTGGAAAGATTCTGAGGGTTGCGGCCAATCGTGTTGGATCTCGTTCTCAGGGTTGCGGCTTCTCCAAATATACCATCCACGCAGAGAAGAATGTTGTCAAGGAGATTGGTGATATTAGTCAGTTGAAGGATTGTGATCTGTATGTAATGCGCATCACAGAGAATCGTATGACACACGAGCGGAATTTTGGAAATTCTGCTCCTTGTCGTGATTGTCAGTTGTTTTTGGAGAAGTGTCAGAGGCGCTATGGTCTTAGGCACGTCTATTATACGAAGAGGGAGGAGGAGGATCAGAAGTGAGTCTTTAATAACAAATCAGCGTGTTCTAATGCGCCTTCCATCCACGCTTGTCTCACAGAGAAACTTTCACCACAGATATACAGGTTCATATCGGAAAAAGGCTTCAGAGCTTTTTTTGATTCTTGATAAGGATCATAGGTTCCTGGAGTCCAGTATGTACATCCAGATCTCCAAGGGTGTGCCTTGAAAAACAGAGGGTCAGGAATTTTTTTATCGGGAAATGCTTTGCGTGCTTCATTCACCAGAAACTTTCCTAAAGCTTCTTCTCCTTTTGTATCCAAAATTTCAAGAATATCTCGTGCGTCATCCCCATCTGTATAAGAGATCATTACCGTTCCACAGGAGGGGTCCATTGGTATGAAAAACCGCAGAGGTCCAGCACTGGTTACCTTAGGCAAATCTGAAAACCAACTTGTCCCTTTGGAGGTAGGAAATACAGCATAGGTGCGAACAAGAGGCTCCATTTGAACATAGGAAAGAGGCTTCCAGTCTGAAAAAAGAGGAATTTTGGAAAGTGCGTCGCTATGAAGAGCACATATGACTGTGGGAGTTTCCCAAAGAGCATCTCCAGAAGGAGTTTTCGTTTTCACTAAACAAACAGAACCCGATTTTTCAATGGCCTGGACATCTTGAGAAGAAAGGATGGTTCCACCAAGCTTCTCAAATTCTTTGGCCATTCCGTGTATCAAAGCTGATAGTCCTTCTTTCACAACAAAATATCCTTTGTAGGTTCCCATTTCCTCTTGGAAAGAATGAATCGCAAGATCTGCGCGAAGTGTATCCACCTCTCCACGATAAGGAAACTGGAGAAGCAATGATTTTGTTTTCTCTTCGCCAAGAACAAGTTCTAAGACCTCTCGCAGCGTATGAGAAGCCAAAAACTCTGGAGATAATTTTTTGAAAGCCTCAGACAATAACTTCATTGTCTCTGTAAAAATATTGTTTGTAAGAATCCCATCTTCTTCATACATCATTGTATCTCCAATAGGAATGGGGGTCAATGAATATTCTTTTAGAAGTTGTAAAACAAGAGTATGATCGGAATGGATACGCCCAGCCCCATTTTCCCACTGGAGTTTGCCACATCGTCCTGGAATGGAATCTAACTTCTTATGATACGTCACCACTCTTCCACCCGTGTAATTGTATTTTTCTAAGAGAACTACTGTAAGAGAAGGTCTTTTGCGTAGCAATTCAATACCACAGCGAAGACCTGCTATGCCTGCTCCAATGATAACAATATCTGCGTTCATCTTTATTTCATAGGATAGATTTCAATATCTTAAGCAAACCGCTGGAGCCATTCTACCACCTTTTCTGTTCGTGAATCACCAAGTTGGCTGACTACTTTTTTATCTTGTATCACGAGAAAAGTAGGAATGGATCTGATTCCACAATATCCTGCCGTATAATCATTCTGATCTATGTCACACTTGAACCAAGTAGCAGTAGGCAGTGTTCCTTGTATGAGGGCAAGATCCAATCGTTTACACGCTTTGCACCAATTCGCAGTAAAATATACAATTATAAGAGGGGGTATAGTATCTTGCGTAGGAATTTTTCCAAGAAGAATTTCAAATTGCTCCTGGCTTTGGAGGAGCATCATCTCGGGTAGAGACTTTAGGGGGAGATTCATACTCATCCTTTCTAGAGAATAGGGTGAATTTGCGAAGGAAAGCCGCAGCGAAACCCCCTACAATCAAGAATCCGATGCCCGTGAGCATAATTGTATCAAAACCTTCAGGAATTACATCCAGGCCACCACCTTTTTGAGGAGGAGCAGGAATTTGTGGAGCCGCAGGAGTAGGAGCGGGTCCCAAAATCTTGTCAATGACAACATTCGGATCGTCTGTAATTCTCTTTTCCATAGCCGTTGCTAATTTCTGGCCCACCTTCACAGCAGAGGTAGCCATATCACTGCCTGCGAGCGCAGCGCCCTTTGCTGCTGAAACTGTATTGAACGCAGCGACGACAGGGATGTTGTTCGCAGCTTCATAAATCTTCGCAAACAATTTCATTCCCAACTCGGGTATCAAAGGCAACTTGCCATCTTTGATAGGTTCCGCATATTTCTTTGTATGTTCCGCAAGTTCTTTCTTGGCCTGATCCGCACTGATCAAATTCGTAGCGGGATATTTCTCAAAAATAGTCAACATAGGATACATCGGCCAAGGATGGGCCAATCCGTCCTTTTGAATAGATCCAACTTTGAAGAAATCAAAGACTTGTCCTACGAGGTAAAAGACAAAGGGAACAAAGAAGAAATTGCTGAACATTTTAATCAAGCCTCCATTGAAATCTCCACCCAGCATCATAGGCAAGCCTGAAAATCCAAGGAAGAGGGTCATAAAAGCAAAAATTAAGAAAAGGAAATTGCTCACAAACCCACCATTGTAAACCGAGGATTCGCCGAATTCATTGGTTTTATTGGAAGTAACACCCTTGAACAATTTATATCCGTGGCCACGAGGTCCCCAAGGAGTTGACAAGCCATAATTCGCTACAAATTCTTGATCTGTTTGAATCTGGATAATATCATAAAAATACCAAGCACCCCAGAAGAAAATATTTACTATGAGTTTCAGAAGCGCCGTAAAGGGTGATCGGAGGAGCAAGTGGTCAATTCCAAAGAATCCCGTAAGTGGAAAGAGAGCAAAGAATTGATAGAGGGAAAAATCCATCATATAGCCTCCCCAAAAGTCTCCTTGGGAAGGATTTGGGATGAATTTAGAATCTGAGTCTGTGCCCATTGCTATTTGATGCTATTCTTTGCTTTTGGGAGTTTTGAACACTTTCAAGCAATGAATTTATCTGCGTCTTGTCTTGTGGGCCTTGCGCTTCGCTTTGCGAGATTTTCGTGACTTTCTTTTGCGAGCTCCACCTTGAAGAGGCAATCCACGACCAATGTAGTCCTTCACAAAGTTTTCACGAACCCATACTTCTAAATTGTCTTCTCTCTCCATCAACTCATTTTTCATCGCCGCATACTGGGGATCTTGTTGAGCTTGCGCATTTTGTAATTGGATACGCATATCCCGTAGAGTCTGATAGACATCGAAAAGTTCAGGAAAATATTGAACTGGCGGATTGGGATGTTGCATTATTTGGGATCCAATCGATGCGTATAAATCTCTTCCAGTTGCGTCCAGCTCGTCCAACATATCGTTAAAATCTTGATCTTGCTGTTGATGAGCTTGTTCAAGGCGAGGCGCTACAACATCCAAAAATGTATTATAGATTGAAGCAAATTGATTGTCAAAGAATTGATTCGCTGCCATCCTTCTCTACAATTAGATTGTAAAGAGCAATCCACCAAATCCATCCACAACTCGCAGCACATTGTGATTTGTCGCATAAATACGCGTCACGCAATTGCCTCTCGCAGGGACTGTCGCTTGATTGGTCACAAGCTGCCAGACAATACTGTCTATACGAGATGCGTTCAAAGAACCGGTAGGTTGTAAATCTTCAGGTCTGATTGCAAAGCTATATACATAAATGAAATCTTCATTCGGAATGACGGTGTGTCTCTGCCAAGGTTGAACAAGACGGAAATATCCAGCATCTCTTGCTTGGAATCGTTCTTGTCCATCCAATTCCAAGACAGCCGTGCTGAGCAAGTCACGACGCACACCCACTTCTGAAATGGGTAAGCTGCTGTAATTGAACCATTCGTGGTAGCTTTCCATAACATTGCGCTGGAGCACAAAAATAAACTCACGGATCGGATGATTGAATTCTACGCGGCACTGGAACTGAGATCCAGATTCGGGCAATCCGATGCTCGGTGTATATTGAACTTGTTCAATCAAATATTCGTGCGCATTGCTGACAAAACGACGACGTTCTTCAATGTCTAAATACACGTAGTCGCCCCAGAGCTGCATATTCGTAATTTTAGCAGGATTCACAGTGGTTGTGTCACAATTGGCTACAAGCTGCGTGGTATAGAAGAGTTTCTGAAGAGGCTTCAGCGTGATATTAATGCGAATAGGGTGATATTGGAGAGCGAGCAATGGTAAGAAGAGTCCGGGGTTTTTACAGAACCAGAATCGCAAAGGTATGTAGAGTTTCAAAGGTCCATACAAGGTGGGAGGCATAAATCCATCCACCTTGCCAATCATATCATAAAATCCAAACTTTTGATCCTCGGTAGTGGTGAGGTTGGACCAGATTTCCATCCATTCACCCGTCTGTTTGTCAATTTCCTGCTCACCGACTTCAATGCTAATTTCTTCTATAAGGGCGTGTCCAATCGCATTTACATAACTAACGGGATCAGTAGTGCCTGCTAAGGTAATCGGTGGAAGAGTTACTTCCAAGAAAACAGGCCCTAGTAAATCTCCGCGCCGTGGAATCAAGCAGGTCAAGCGTTTTCCGAAATCAGGATCGCCATCAAAATACATAGGCATACTTTCAATCGCAAAGTTTGTGTAGCGTCTATAGACCATTTTGAACCACGTGATTTGAGGATTTCCGGTCAGGAAAACGTCTTGTTTTCCTCGTGCGACTAATTGAAGTAGGCCTCCACTCCCTGTCATTCTATTGTAGGCCCATAGAATGTAAGGAGAAAGGCAAACCGCAGACAATGATTGTCTGATGTAGAGAAGAGCCGTATGGATCTCAATACAACACTGAGACGATCGTATGATACTGAAATGTTGATTCTACGCACAATGTTTGCTTTGGATCCTGACACAAATATGCCTATATCTACAAATTATGTTGTGACTACGGATGGGATTGGTGGATTGGTTTGGTTGAATCCATTTACTAATTTGAGTACCGCTGGAACCGGTATTGGATATCTACCTAGCACCATTGATGGATTGCGAAGCAATTTAAGTTCGTTATCCACTACTGTAAACCAATTAGTAGTAAGTGTTTCTTCCCTTTCTACAGTCTTAGGATTGTCTTATGTTTCAACGGGTATTTACACGACTCAGTTGAATAGCACTTTAGAAGGACTTGGAACATTTGGTTTTGTCAGTACATCTCAACTGACAAGCACCACCAATGGTTTGGGATTGCTTGGTTATATCAGCACAAGTCAGCTTGTCAGCACAACCGAGGGTCTTTTAACTGGAATTCAAAATGTTCAATTGGCGAGCACAGTAAAAGGTTTAGGCACATCTGGATATATATCCTCTTTGTCGTTGGATAGCACGATCCAAGCCTTTTCTACGCTTACCTTTAGCACATTTTACAGCACTCTTGTTCCTCAATTTATTACACCTCTTCAACTGACGAGCACTGTCAGTAGCTTAGGATCGTTGGGATATGTAAGTTCTTCTCAGCTTGTCAGCACAGTGGATTGGTTTTTGAACACATCTGGTTATGTTTCATCAGGAACATTCAGGAGCACAGTTGCTGGTTTGGGAACTGTTGGATACATTTCATCCAGTGGAATCCAGAGCACAGTTCAGGGTCTTGGAACGTATGGATATATTTCTACAAAGTCGTTGAACAGCACTCTGGATGGACTTGGCACCTTGGGATATGTGAGCGCCGCTATAGTAAATGCGAGCTTCTACATAGACAATGGTGGCAATTTCAATATATTAGGAGGCACAGCGATTGTTTCTTCTGCGCAGGCCGTGGTATTCTTAAGCACATTTGTTCTTTCATCTCTGACGTATATGGGAAACAATGGAACCATTATCCCCACACGCTATCCCGATGCGACTCTCGGAAATCATATGTTTTTCTCAACAGCAAGAATTCGTTTGGATCAGTTTTCCAGTTACATTTTGAGCAGTTCGCGTATCAATTTGGAAATCTATCCAACCTTTGTGTTTCCAAGACTGAATACTGGAGCATCTGGGTATTCTCTCATCAATATGAGCACGATGATTGCTTATAGTAACACATTTTTATCACCTGTAGCATCCAGTTGGGTCTATGCTGGAACACAAACAGCAGGATTTGGGAATGTTTTCCAACAGCCTATTCATATGCAGATTCCTGGATCTTTGATTGCGAATAAAT